AGTTTGCGAGTTGTGTATTGGTTGATTCTGATGACACTCTTCCTAGTATCTTTTCTTCCGATATGGCTATTGGTAGTTATGTTGCCCAAAGGGCCGGTATCGGGATTAATGCTGGCAGAATTAGAGGAATTAATTCAAAGATTCGTGGTGGTGAGATACAACATACTGGCGTCATTCCTTTCCTTAAAAAATTTGAAGCAACGGTTAGGTGTTGCACACAAAATGGAGTTAGAGGCGGATCAGCAACAGTTCACTTTCCAATCTGGCACCAAGAAATAGAAGATATACTTGTTTTAAAAAACAATAAAGGTACAGAGGATAATAGAGTAAGAAAACTAGACTACTCTATACAAGTATCTAAATTATTTTATGAGAGATTTATTAAAGATGAAGAAATAACTTTATTCTCACCACATGAAACACCTGGTCTGTATGAAGCATTTGGTATGCCAGAGTTTGATGAGATGTATGAAAAGTATGAAAGAAAAACATCTATTAGTAAAAAGAAAATAAGAGCACAGACTTTGTTTATGGACTTACTTAAAGAAAGAGCAGAGACAGGTCGTATTTACATTATGAATATAGATCATTGTAATACTCATTCATCATTTAAAGATAAAGTTTATATGTCAAATCTATGTCAAGAGATTACATTACCTACTAAACCAATCAAACATATTGATGATGAAGAAGGTGAAATTGCTTTATGTATTTTATCTGCTATCAATCTAGGTTTAATTAAAGATAAGGAAGAACTAGAGGAACTATGTGATTTATCTGTAAGATCATTAGAAGAAATTATAGACTATCAAAAGTATCCTGTTAAGGCTGCAGAAAAATCTACTCTTGCGAGAAGAAGTTTAGGTATTGGCTACATTGGTCTTGCTCATTATCTTGCAAAGAATAAAGTTAAGTATGATAACAAAGAAGCATGGATGTTAGTTGATGAGATTACAGAGGCATTTCAGTATTATCTATTGAAATCAAGTAATACACTAGCGAAAGAAAGAGGTGCTTGTGAATACTTTGATAAAACTAAATATAGTGATGGCATTCTGCCAATCGATTCATATAAAAAAGATGTTGACGATATAGTCAAAAGAAAGTACAGTTATGATTGGACTAGTTTACGAAACGATATCAAGAGCAACGGGTTACGACACTCAACACTATCGGCCCAAATGCCGTCAGAGAGTAGTTCAGTTGTCTCAAATGCTACGAACGGTGTTGAACCACCTCGTGATTATCTTTCAATTAAAAAAAGTAAAAAAGGAACACTTAAACAAATAGTTCCTGATTACAACCGACTAAAGAATTTCTACACATTGTTATGGGATATGAAAAGTAATGAAGGTTACATTAATACAATTTCTGTTATGCAGAAATACTTTGACCAAGCGATAAGTGGAAACTGGAGTTATAATCCAGAGAACTACAAAGACGGCGAGGTGCCTGTGTCAGTAATGGCAAATGACTTATTAACTACATATAAACTAGGATGGAAAACATCCTATTATCAAAACACATATGACGCAAAACAAGATGTAGAAGAACCTGCACATTCTGTTGGGTGGCATGATGATGTAAAAGATAGTACTAAGACCAGAGAGGAATTTAAAACAGATGAAGATTATCAAGAATATTGCGAGGCGTGTGCTATATAATGTCTAAAGTATTTAACACAGAGCAAGTAGATTGGCTAAAACAACCTATGTTTTTCGGAGAAGAACCTAACACACAAAGATTTGACCAACAGAAATATCCTATCTTTGAAAAGTTAAATCAACAACAACTAGGTTTTTTTTGGAGACCAGAAGAGGTATCTCTACAAAAAGATAGAAACGATTTTCAACAATTTTCAGATGAACAGAAACATATCTTTACATCTAATTTAAAATATCAAACATTATTAGATAGTGTACAAGGTCGTGGACCGTGTCTGGCATTCTTACCATTTTGTAGTTTGCCTGAATTAGAATCTATGTTAGTTGCATGGGACTTTAGTGAGACAATACATAGTCGTTCATATACTTACATAATGAAAAATGTTTATCCTGATCCTACTGCTGTTTTAGATACTATTGTTGAAACACCAGAGATTATGGCAAGAGCTGAAACTGTAACAGAGGCATACGATAAGTTTATTACATATGCTCATCAATATCACTTGAATGGTAAAGGCACACAAAAAGAATTAAAGAAATTATTATATCTTACACTAGTTAATGTAAACATACTAGAAGGTATAAGATTCTATGTTTCTTTTGCTTGTAGTTTTGCATTTGGTGAATTAAAACTTATGGAAGGTTCTGCTAAAATTATATCTTTAATTGCAAGAGATGAAAATTTACATCTTGCAGTATCACAAAACATCATAAATAACTATCGAAATAAAGAAAACGATAAAGAGATGTTAGATATCATAAAAGAAACTGAGCAAGAAGTATATGATATGTATAATACTGCTGTTGAACAAGAAAAAGCTTGGGCAACATACTTGTTTAAAGAAGGTTCTATGATTGGTCTAAATGATAAACTATTAAATCAGTATGTAGAATTTATGGCAAATAAAAGAATGAAGGCAATTGGTCTAAAAGGAGTTTATGACCAACCATCAAACAACAATCCATTACCATGGACTCAACATTGGTTGAATAGTCGTGGATTACAAAATGCACCACAAGAAACTGAAATAGAAAGTTATATCGTTGGTGGTATTAAACAAGATGTTGAGAAAGAGACCTTTAAAGGATTTAAACTATGACGAAAAATCCCAATCTAAAGACAGTATGTGATAACTGCTCGGCAACATACATAGTAAAACATGATTTGCCAGAAGATTATATCGAGCAGTTTTGTCCATTCTGTGGAGAAGAACATGAAGAAATTGAAGAAACGATAACAGATATTGATGAAAACTGGAACTAACTGGACCTATAAAGGTAAAGTAGTTGAAGAACTGCCAGAAGATTGTGAAGCTTTTGTTTATCTAATAACAAATCTAATCAATCACAAGAAATATGTAGGTAAGAAGTTAGCAAAATTCAAAACTACAAAGAAACCACTCAAAGGTCGAAAGAATAAAAGACGAGGCACAAAAGAAAGTGATTGGAAAACTTATTGGGGTTCCTCTGAACAATTACAAGATGATGTACTTAAACTAGGTGAACACAGATTCACTAGAGAAATACTATACTACTGTCCTAGTAGGGGTGTTGCAAGTTACATAGAAGCACAAGAACAGTTTGATCGAAAAGTTTTAGAGACTGATGATTACTATAATGGTATTATCAATGTTCGTATTGGTGGCTCAAAAATTTTAAGAGAATCGCTCAAAAAATTGTCAAAAATTTAATTTGTCTAAATAGGATTGAGTAATGCTAAAATAGCTTTACTTGCTCCGAAATTTGATTTGATATCTCAAACTTCACAACACTAAGGCGTGATTATGGCACAGGTAAAAGTCCTAATAATCGCTGCCTCTAAGTGGTGGTATGATAATGTGTCTCATAGATACGAACCTTCAAAGCACTACTTTAGAGGTATCGGTAGAAAAGAACAAAAGTAGAACAAAACTAAAGCATTTTCACGCCCAAGGTGTGTCAAAAGTGTTTCACATACTGAAACAAATCTAAATACTCTCAAAAACCCTTGATTTTATTGACTTTTTTAGACCATTTTTTTATGGAATAATGCTTGCAATATGACCAAATCTCTGATATATTATAGATATGATTAAAAAAGAAAAATACAAAATGGTGTTCAAAACCCATGACGGCGAGTGGCATACTCATTCTTTTTACAACCACAAAGAATGTGTAGCTTACAAAGATAAACTTCTTGACGCCTATGCCTGTTCTGATATTAAGATTTTTCACTATGACTTATCAGATAAAGTTGGTATTGCTCAATGTGTATTTAACGCAATTGGGTTAATTGATATATCAAAAGAGGTATACGCTTAATGTTTCATGTAGTTTATTCTAGACACTATTGGGATCGTGAAGATAATTATGGTACATTTGCTAATTCATGGACTCTTTACAGAAACGTACCATACTCTGAGCTCTTTAAAATGAAAGACGCTATTCCTTCTCTCAAAGAAGATGCCGATAAAAAATATGCAGATTATGAAAAGGATAAAAATCATGATCCTACACAGTTTCATATGTCCGAAGTTTTTATCGTAGATGATAAAGAGTACTTTTGGACTTATGATGATGAATTTGATAATGACGGTACTCCGTATTCTGATAAAAGTTATTATCATGATTATGGTCAAAATATACCGTTTATGTTATTAAAAGATTTTAAAAATGAACAATCGGTAAAGAGTGCTTGACTATTTTACAGATTTGTAGTATAATAAGTAATAAAGAAATATGAAGAAAATATTATTATTGTTAAGTTTTGTTTTAGTGAGTTGTACATTCTCATTTAAATCAAAAGCAAACGATTACAATACCGCTACTGCTGCTCACATAATTGCAGAGACACTAAAAGGCACAGATATGAATTACAATGAAATACTTAATTCAGAAACACAAAGATTGATACACGGTATGTCATTAGATATTATTGATGTAATATTTAAGAATATGCCTAGTATATTAGATAGTATTTCAGCAGAGTTAAGATTACAAGCAGATAAAGATTACAAATGTGCTTTACAATCAGACGAATACAAAAACAAGGATTGCAAATAATGGGTTTATTTTATGTACATCAAGGTAGAAGTAAAAAAAAGAAACTACCTGAGACAGAAAGTTTAAAAAAGGCTAGACTAGAACATAGAAAGTTTTTAATTAGTAAAGGTATTGATCCTGATAGAAAGATCAATCCTAAGAATTTCTCAGCAGTTCGTGATTGGTGGGATACACCAGTTCAAAAGCCTGCCGTGTTAGCTCATTCGGTAGAGCAGTTGATTTGTAATCATCAGGTGGCCAGTTCGATCCCGGCACACGGCACCAGTTTAAAACAAAGAGCAACAAAACCTCATCACAATTGGCGATTAGAAGAAAGTAGAAATTTTACAGTTGCACCTGCCTATAATAAAGGTGCATATCAAGTTATACCTAAAAGTGAGATAAAAGACATAGGAAAATGAAAACTAATAATTTAATTATCGGATCAGACCATAGAGGTTTTGAATTAAAATGTGCAATAGAGAAACATCTTGTTCCTATTGACAAAGATATAGAAAAGGATATAACAACATATTTAGATTGTGGTTGTTATGATGCAAACGCAAAAGTAGATTATCCAGATGTAGTAAAAAGTCTGGTTCTTGAAATGAAAGGTGTATTCACTAGAGGCATTTTAGTATGTGGTTCTGGATTTGGTGTAGCAATCGCGGCCAATAGATACCCACATATTCGTGCAGTAACAGTTCGCACTCCTAAAGAAGCAGAAATGGCAAGACTACATAATGATATAAATGTATTATGTTTAGGTGCAGATTTTACTTCTACAAAAGATGCATTAAAAATTGTTGATAAGTTTTTAACTACCAAGTTTGAAGGTGGTAGACATAGTAAGAGAATACAAAAAATATCATGAAAGATCCATTTAGACCATTTATATATTCAACATTATTATTAATAACATTAATATTATTATCAACATATGCTTTTGGAGGATAAAGTATGATTATAGTTTATAGTAAACCACATTGTCCGTATTGTGATAAGGCTAAGTACTTATTAAAAAGTCTTGGTTTACAATATGAAGAAAAGATAGTTACAAAAGATTTATCAGTTGAAGAACTGTACAAAGTTTTAGGTAAGCAAGTTAGAACAATACCTCAAATTGTTATGAACGACAAACATATTGGCGGATATAATGAATTAAAAGAACACTTTATTAATGAAGGTAAAATAAACTTCAAGGGCGAAAAGATTTAGCAAAAAACATAAATAGTAGTATGATAGATTTTCAACAATACATCAATGAAGGCGTATATGACCCCAATATATTCAAAGCATTTTTTCTAGCAGGTGGTCCTGGTTCAGGTAAATCATGGGTATCTGAGAGAGCATTATCAGGTATGGGCCTGAAAGTAATCAATAGCGATAGTGTATTTGCTCGTGCTTTAGAGAAAGAAAAGATGTCTCTAAACTTTGCTAATTATGATGAAAAAGAAGTTGCAAGACGAGACGATATCAGAACAAAAGCAAAAGCAAGAACAGGCACACAGTTAAAGTTAGCATTAGAGGGTCGTCTAGGTCTTATATTAGATAGCACAGCAAGAGACGTTTCTAGAATATCAGACGAAGCGAACACAATGAAACAAATAGGTTATGATGTATTCATGGTCTTTGTAAATACAAGTTTAGAAGTCGCTCTTAAAAGAAATCAAATGAGAGCAAGAAAACTACCAGACGCTATTGTAATTAGTAGTCATAAACAAATACAACAAAACATAGGTAAATTACAAAGAATATTTGGCACAAATAATTTCGTTATTGTTGATAATAACAAAGTTGCTGAAGATGTAAATCCTACTGTTCATAAAGCGATAAGAAGAATGATAAGTAGAAAACCAACATCATATCAGGCAGTATCATGGATCAAAAGAGAACTACAAAAGAAAAAACGATAGACAAGTCTTTTGATGAGTATTGGGCAGAAGAAGAAAAAGTTATGAAAATAAGTTATGGTGTTTCTAAAGCTTGGAAAGAACTAAGATATAATAAAACACCTGCAAAAGAGCTTGTAGATAGATGTGAAGGTAGACTAAAAGACAATGGGTAAATTAATTAAGTTTCCTGCTCATAGAGTTGTTTACAATAGACCTGAACCTGAAGTAACAGAGGAAGAAGCTTTACAAATAAAACAACATAAATTTATTGAACAAATAGTTGAGCAGTTGACATTAGATATTATTCATGTGCTTCAAGATAATGTTGTTGATACAAAAAGTCATATATTTTTGAGAGACTTAGCAATGGTAATTGAAAGCATAAAATCATTACTAAAAAGAGATTTTGATCTTTCACACCCTATGCACACCATCACAGACGCAATCGCTAAAATACATAATTTACCAGATGGTAGAAAACTTACTGATATGAATTATAGCAGAGTAAGTTGTAAAAAACCACTTAAAGAAAATATTGAAAAAGAAGAAGAAGTAAAGATAGAGTTTGATCCAGATATGAATTTGGATTAGTGCTTGACTTTACCACTACAAACTGATATAATAATATTATGATTATCGTAGACCTCAATCAAATAATGATTTCTAACTTAATGGTTCAATTGAATAGTAGAAATTCAGATCCACTATCAGAGGATCTTGTCAGACATATGGTTCTTAATTCACTCAGAGCTCATAATAAAAAATTTAGAAAAGAGTATGGTGAAATGATTATCGCTTGCGATAGTAAAAATGTATGGAGGCGAGAATACTTTCCTAATTACAAAGCAGGACGAAAAGCAAACAGAGAAAAATCAGATCACGATTGGACTGCTATCTTTCAACTTCTACATATGATTAAAGATGAGATCAAAACATTTTTACCATATAAAGTTATAGAAGTTGAGACTTGTGAAGCAGATGATGTAATTGCTACATTAATTAAAAGACTTAGGAGAGTTGTTGGTCCTAATCATTTAAAAAATACATTGATACTATCAGGTGATAAAGACTTTATACAATTACACAGTCCTAGTGTTAAACAATACAATCCAGTATTAAATAAATATGTAGGTAAAGGTGAAGATCCTGTCATATATTTAAGAGAGCACGTTCTAAAAGGTGATCGAAGTGATGGTATACCAAATATACTATCTGATGATAATGTCTTTGTAGAAGGCAGACGACAGAAACCTTTAAGTAAAAAAAAGATAAATAGCTGGGTGAATGAAGTATTTCCTACATTCACAGACGAAGAACAAAAACATTACGATAGAAATCGAAAGATAATCGATTTAAATTGTATACCTCAACACATTGAGGAAAAAATTAATAATGAGTTTAATGATGTTAAAGTAGCGACTAGAGATAAAATACTAGGTTACTTTATAAACAAAAAACTTAAAACTTTAATCGAAGTCATTGACGAATTTTAGATTTCGAAAGAACTGTTAAGGAGAAAAAAATGGTTATTATAAGAAGAAACCCTGATGGCACAATCGCCAGCAGAGAAGGAGATGTTAATCCTAACACTCCATCACATCCCGCTTTAGCAACTAAAAGAGGAATGCAGGCACTAGCAGACGCAGGTAGACCTGTGCCAACTCTTATGAATGAGATTGCTACAAAAATAAACAACGCAAAAGATAAACCTAGAAAACTTAAAGTATTAAAAGATCATGATTCTGTGGCTTTAAGACAAATTCTAAAAGGTGCTTTTGATCCTAAAATAGAATGGTTATTACCAAAAGGTGATGATATACCATTCGAGAAAAATGATGCCCCCATAGGAACAGAACATACAATGCTACAACAAGAAGCAAAAAGATTATATCTGTTCACAAAAGGTGGCGATAATACTATATCACAAAATAAAAGAGAAACTTTATTCATACAAATGTTAGAAGGATTGTCTGGTGGTGAAGCCGAATTTCTAATAACAGTTGTAAACAAAAAAATCAATAACAAATATAAAGGTTTTACTGGTAATTTAGTAAAAGAAGCATTCAATTGGGATGATAATTTTATGAAAAAATAGTAAAATATAGGGGTTAATATTGCAATCTACCTAGGACCCCCTACTAAAAACCCTTGTTTTTCAACAGTTTAAGACACTCTTAAATCGTTGATTTTCAAGGGTTTTTTTATGCAAATTATTCCTAAAAATCGCAGAAAATAAGGGTTTTTTATACCAGAAAGTGCTTGATTTATGCTTTGAATTAGTGTATTATATAATCATAAATCGAAAGGTTACATTATGAACACTATGATAAATAAAAGAAACGAGATATCAAAAAAAATGAACAAACAATTTAAAGTTACTTGGTTGTCTGGATATGGCGACAACGATGGTCAAACAGCAATTCACTCACTAAAAGAACTTGAAACATGGAATCTTGACGCCTACATGGGTGACGAGTGGGAAAAAGATTTTGCTATGTTAAACGTAGGAGAAGAACTACTTGTTGGTGGACCTTGTGGTCTTGAAGAAGTTAAATACGAAAGGATATCTTAATTATGAAATTTGATAGATACGAAAAAAAGATTATTAAGGCTATCATAGAAAACCGTAAAGGTGTTTATGAAACGCCTAAACGAGATAGAACAAGTTATAAACCTTGTAAAGAGTATGACGCAGCTCTTTCTTTGTTTATGAAAAAGGTCATTTATGCAGAAGCAAAAAATGAACTTGTAATGGAAGGTCCTGCTACACCGACACCAAAATTTAGATGGTTCAAATGTAGTTTATATAAACCGTATGCGACTAAAAAGGAGTTAAAGAAACTTATCAATGTTTAAAATAACTTTAATGATTGCTCTAATTGCTTTTGGGATTAGTAAGTATAACGAAAAATATAATTGCACAGATGATGGTTGTCCTGATTTTCATGAGATTGAAACACCTTTACCTAATGAAGATGTTAGGGGTGATTTAAGAGTGATTGAAAAAGACTGGAAAACAGCAGTTGTTATTCCTTATAAATCAATCGAACTAAAATATGCTGTTCATAAAGTAGTTCAACAAGAATATAATTTACCAAATATTGATACATCATCTAATGAAGTATTTGTAAAATCACTAAATGGATGTATTAATTATTTGTATGAATATATTGAACCTGAATATCATATACCTAGTGAATTAATTATTGCTCAGGCAGTTATAGAAACTGGTTGGGGTAAATCAAGATTTGCAAACGAAGGTAATAATCTTTTTGGTATTCGAACATGGGATAAAGATGAACCTTACTTATTACCTATACCTTGGACTAAGTGGCCTGGGTGGGGTGTAAAAATGTATAGTAGCAAATGTGAAAGTGTAATAGACTATTTACATATACTAAATAATGTATCGGCATTTCAAGAACTAAGAGCCGCAAGAGATAGTGGTGTTAATGACGCCTTAATCCTTGCAGACTATCTTTCAAAATATGCTAGTAAACCTACATATACTGAGTTAGTAAAAGAAATAATTAAATATAATTTGAGAGGTGTATATGAGTTATAATATGAATCTATTTTGGCGTAGAGCTGCAAACTTGTACAAAATGTATCAAGGTGCCGAAGATCCAGACTTTAAAAGAATATGGATGGATAAACTGCAACAACTCATGATGACTATAAAGGGGGTTGACAGAAAAGAATTAAACTGATATAATAATGTTATGAATATATTTTATTTAAACAAAGACCCTAAAATTGCTGCTGAACTTCATGTAGATAAACACGTGGTTAAAATGATAGTTGAATATGCTCAATTATTATCAACAGCAAAAAGAATGATTGACGGTACTAAATATGAAGCAAAATCAAAAACTGGTAGAAAAGTACAAAGATATAGATTATCTAACGAAAATGAAGAAGCAATCATTTACAAAGCAGTCCATTATCACCACCCTAGTGCTGTGTGGGCTCGTTCTTCTAGCCAACACTACAACTGGTTGTACTCATTGTTCAGGGAACTTGGGAAAGAATATACCTACAGATATAAAAAACACCACAGTACAATTGAACTGCTCAAAGAACTTTTAAAACACACACCAGTTAATTTAAAAGACAATGGTTGGCAAGAACCACCACCTGCTATGTCGCATTATCCACAATGTATAGTACCTGGTGATAGTATTCAATCATATAAAAATTATTACATAGAAGCAAAAGCATATTTTGCTAAGTGGACATCTAGACCCACACCACAATGGTTTAGCGAAGGAGTACAATGAGAAAATTTATTCACGATAGTTGGGAAGGTGTAATGAACCTTGATAAAAATCCATTAAGACATATACCAGACTTACAAGTTAGACATTTAACACTACAAATATTAGCATGGATGTGGTGTATTACATTTAGTTTATTATTAGGTAGTTGGACTGTGTTTGGTTATACAGCAATTGCTCACTTTGTATTCATACTTGCTATTATCATAACAGTTGCAACATTTAAAGCAGCAGAAAAAAGTAAATACTATCATCCTAATGGTACCTTTAAGTATGAAGAAACTGCAGGAAAGTATGAGGATATATGGTAAGTATGGTTAAAGTGCCTTTTAGATTTAATTCAAAAGGATACGATCAATCAGGACAAGAATATATCGAGTTAATCGATGGCGGTTCAAATGGTTATGATGACGGTAAAGATTTTCATGGTGAATGGTGGAAGAAGATACCTGATAGTAAAGACTACGGCACAACAGGATATGCTGTAAAATATAGTCATCAAATTTGTGCAGGAGATGAAGAATAAATTAATTACAGAAGCAAGACGACAAAAAAGAAAAGCAAAACACAAAGCAAAAAGAAAAGGTAGAGTAGACCATAGAACTGGTAAACTTGGTAAAAGAAAATGACATTTTTACAAGGAATAGGTTTACTATTTACAGGCTTGACAGTAATGCTTATTTGTATTATAATCATGTCAGAAATAGAAAAGAGAAAGAAGAAGAAATGAAAGAGTTTCTATTAGCAATAGCAATATCTATGTTACTGATTTGTGGTATAGTTCTCACAGACTATCCTGAGAAGTGGTTTCAACATGGTATGAAGTGTGATGGTTCTATTGGTGGTGGTTGTGTTTGTACTGAAGAATCAAGAAGTTTTTTGTGTAAATGATTGAGTTTGATTACAATTTAGATTACAAAAATACTTTGTTTATGCCTAACGATAAAAGATATAGAATAGGTCGTGGTGAACAAGGTGTATTATTAGTCAGACCATATACAAACGATATTTGTCAGTATTGGCGGTTTAAGACGCCCTATGACGCCGCTATGTCGTCTATGAGAATACTTTATCTATATCATCAATACAAAGATCAAAAAGATTTTGTAGGTATGGATATGTGTAGAAAGTTTTTAGAAATGGGTTTTACAAGAGCA